CGTCGGTGCCGCCAGTGATTCCAGACCCGCTGATCCCCATCCCAGGCTGCAACTTCTGCACCTGAGCAGCAGTCAGCCCACTGATGACAGCAGTTCCACTGACCGTGTTAGCTGCAAACACCTGAGCAGTGTTCGTAGACATGATGGTCACAAGATACCGCCGCACGTTAGATGCAATCATCGCAGTGTTAGCACCAAGCTCAGCACCGACAGCAACAGCAAGCGTCATGGTGACCGCAACGGTGTTCCGATACAGGAACTCGAAGCTATCCCCAGGAGACGCATTACCAATAGCTGCCAGCAAGTTAGTTGCAGTATCCAACGTGTCAATGTAGTTGCCAGTAGGTCCAGTGCGATCAACAATGCCGGCAAGCATCGCTGTCGCAGTAAGAGTGCCATCACCCACAGTAGCAATAGACGCTGATTGCGACATTGACATGATAGAATCACCCGGCCCTTGACGTCGGACGTCATTAGCTCCGGCGTCCAAGCGCGCTTTATTCATCGACATAAGAAACTCCTAAAAAAGTTATTTAACACCAGCAAATTGCAACCAGTTTGTCTCTTTTGATGCTGCCACTTTCTTAGCGGCAACAGCAGTAGGAGTGGAGCTAGTCAGCTCTGACGCAAACTCCGACAAATAGCCTGCAATGTCACGATTGATCTGTTTGGGGTCAGCATTAGGATCTCGCGCAAAAGCCATCTTCTTGAGTGCTTGTACGAGAGGCTGGGCTGCTGGGTGTGAGAACACCGGGTTGTCCGTAGGATCCATCTCCATGAGATGAACTCCCTTGATATGAGTTGGCAGAGAGGCTGTGATCCTCTCGTTGTTTTGAAGCAGTGCTGTATTGATAAGGTTGCCATTTGACATGGTCATACCAATTACAGCGTTGCGAATCCCGTGGTTGAGTGCCGCCAAAAATGCTTCCTGGTCGCCGCTAGTAGCTTTAGTCAACAGTTCTGGATCAATGCCACTAGTAAAGTCCATCTTTCCTGCGGATTCGGTTACTTTACCTGCATCGAAGTTAAACATCGGCTGCTTCAACGCGTCAACAGGAAGTGGTACGGGTTTCCCATCCTCTGTAGTAGGAGTTTGCCACAGGCTCGTGTATTTATCAAGAGAGGAAGTAGGCTTAGGAGGCTCGGCAGTGGCAGCAGCTGCAGACTCAGCCTGTTTTTGCGCCGGAGCAGGTGGCGGCTGCGGGCCGTTATGTGCAGTGCCGCTAGTACGTGGGAACAGGTTTGAAAAGATACTCATGATGGGACTCCAGGGTTGTGAAAGTTGTGCTCAGTGGCAGTGCCGTAAGCGTTTGCGCTGTCATCTAACAATAGCAGCAAGGTATCTCGCTGCCCTTGGGTGTGTGCGTGGCTAAGCATCTTAGTCTGCACTTCTTCTGGAGAACCAGAAAATCGGTAGTCTGCTAGATCCTCGGTGATCTCTGCAGCCATAGTTTTGAGTCTGGCAGTAGTCTCAGGCGAGAGCATTTTAGCTCGCTCCAAGTCTGCGGAAGTCAGCTTGTAACGCTGAACCATGTGGTCTAAATCTGCTGCTATCATTGTGACGCTCCTTGTGAACCTGCTGCTGGGGGTGAACCTGTAGTTCCTGCAGCTTGTGTGGCTTGCTGCATTTGTGCTAGTTGTGCTTGCTGCTCTTCAGGAGTACGCTTGAATTGACGCATCCAGCCACCACCTTGCAGCTGCATAGAGTACATAAACATTCCCATCAGATCATATTCAACAGCAATCTGGGGCATTGCTGGAGCTGCCTGGAAAAGCATACCAAGGTTATCAGAACTAAGCAACTTCTCCGACGGCATGTAGCCATCAGAAAGTGTGAAGCTGACGCTAGCTTTACGCAGTGCTTCTGGATCAATCTGTGCAGTTTGACCAGTGTTGGTATTCAGCATAGACACGGGCGGCTGAAACTGCAAGATGTTGCTCTTAACAATCTCCTTGATTGGCACAAAGAATGAGAACTCAAGAGCAAGCGCACGCAAGCGACTACGGCTGTTGGCATTGCCCATCACAGTATCAAACTCTTTGCGCGTCTTGTTACCTTTTTGGAACTGCCCTTGAGTCACGCGATTTTGGCCGTTTGCTACGTCGCCAGTTTGAGCAATTTGCTGACTCATGGACAAGACTTCAGTTACGCCATCATCACGATACGGCGCCGCATAAATGGCCTCAGCTATGTTCTTGCCATAAGCGTTATTCTTAACTGGGATTCTTGCCACAGATGAGACTACGTCGATATCTTTCTTCTCAACCCGTTTGGAATCATAGAAAATACGGTCATAGACCTTCCGCCGCTGAGATTCAATCGCTGAACTCATGAGACCAGTAGCCACGGTCTGCGCCGGAGTAGCATTCTCTGCAAAGCCTTTAGCTTGCCAGCCAAGTCCATCAGCACTAGGCTTGCAGACTATGATCGGCAAGAGATTGTGAGCATTGGTCTGACGCTCAGCAAAGATTGGCACCCCATTCAGCAGGACAAACTTCCAGATCTGTACGTGATTGGGGTTGGCAACATTGAGTTCAAAGTCTGACGGGAGAATCCTAGCATACAGGATTTTCCAGATGTAAGAATTCTTGTACTTGATCCCAGTTGCTTTCTTATTGCCAGACGTAGCATTAACCCAGCTCATCCAGTTGTGATCATTGCGAGTGATGTTGCTTGGCATCAACGCTTCAGGATTTACATCGGGTACAAAGTAGTCGCCATTGGTGTCATTGAAGATGTTATCTCCAGGACCTGGCGCTTCCAATGCTTTCCTGAAATTCATAGACCCCAGCGGTGACAGGTTCTCCATGCGCTTCTTAGTCTCAATCCGAGAGACCACTTCTACGTAGCCTGCAAACTCGCCAGAGATGTGATTTACTTCAGGAGAGACTCTGGAATCTAAGATCAGGTTGTAGGGGTCTCTACGTGTGATGAAATTGCCTGCGTAGTAGGTTTCCTTAGCCACACCTGCTTGAAGATTCTTCTCAGAAGGAGTAGCTACTGTGAAGATCTTCCTGTTTTCCCAGCACACTTCTACCGCCCCGAGGTCATACTTGAGACCATCTCGCATTGCTTGCGCCAAATGCATGGGCCAAGCTGCTCGGATAGAATTCTCACCGATCTGAGTCTCCATCTGGAACATAGCATCAAGCTGATCTGGCGGCGCGACTACTCCAAAGATTGGGTATCCTGTGAGAAAGATCTCTTGCAAGTCTGCTAGTGCTGATTCTACTTGCGGCATCACAACTGGCACGACGATGTTCTGGAGCTTAGTAGGGTCTCCTGCATCATTCGCTGCTTTGGCGCGACGCTGGGCCAAACTCGTGTCGGTTGTCCTCAGATATGCACGGTCGCGCACCATGAGACTATCACGAATGGGATAACAGCTGCGATACATCTCGAAAGCGCTGTTGATGTATTTTACCACTGCCTCCTGAGCAAGCGGTGGCAGCGACATTGGGGTGTTAGGGGAGGTAGCCATTGTTTTTACCTTGACATCAAAAGCTGTAAAAGCTGATTCATGCCAGGCGCATTGATACCAGCCTGGTTATTAGCTTCGTTATTTGCAGCAGTCTTCTCTTTTGGCGTAGGCTCATTACGCTTGTCAGCAAGGGCTCGGTCTTCTCCAACATTAAGCCCAGTGTGTTGCATCAAAAGTTCCAAGAATATCAAAAGAGGGACACCTAAAGCTCCAGGAGGCTTTGCTATTCGTGGAGTGCGCGTTCCAGGCTTCTTAGGATCGCCAAAATCATCAAAATCCCCAAGTGCCAAAGCTGCCCGAGCGGCTGCTTGCTCAACAGCTGCAGCTCTGCGACTCGCAGTAATGTCGTGCGCCTGCATATCAAACACTGGCATAGACGCCCTAGATTTAGCAGGATTGGTAACAGCCTTTCCACCCTTTGTCCACTCGCTACTGTATTGCATTACACCGTCAACGTCATTTATGGTGTCTTGAGTACGCGCTAACGTTTCTACAAACCGTTCTATGTCAAGTGCAGATAGCTTATCTATTGGACCCATGATGTATCCTTAAAACGGAAGTGCTAGATCGTGTGTGTGACTTGCTGATCCCATTGTATCCTCTGGGTCCATAGAAATCAACAGAGGCAGCCATTCGGGGTAAAGCTCAATCACCTTGTAAGCATAAGCTATCAGATCTAACAGTTCATCCTTGTTGCGAGTCTTTAATGGATTCCACTGAGTGATTTGATAAATTACCGCGTTGCGTACAGTAGGATGCAGGTAGATCTTTCCTGTCAGCAGTTGCTTGAGTCCCGCAATAATCCTAGAGTTCTTCTGAATGTTCCCTGTAGTAATCTCTCCGACGTTGATGCCAGAAATGCCAAGCTGTGTGTAGACCTGGTCAAACCAATAGATCAGAGTTGCCTGGTAAGCGCCACCCTCGCAGATTATCAGCTGCATGTTATACTTGCTTGCTAGCATGGTGGCGCGCCTGATGGTCTGGCCCGGATCCATCTTCTCAGTTATGCATTCTCTCATCACAGGAATGCCATCATAGATCAAGAATGCACCAATGCCAAGATCATCACCTTGCTTTTTACCTAGGGATGGGTCAATTATAATAAATCCACCTTGAGCTTCTAGGTATTCCAGCTCTGGAGGGTAAGTGTGAATCTTAGAAATGTCAATGCCAGAGACTGTACCGGATTCTTCATCATTCATTACTTCTGAATAGAAGATCTGGGGGTGTCCCATGTCGGTGTCTGATCGCAATTCTGCTAGCAAATCCTCAGTGCTGCGATGTTCGGGCCAAAGACTCTCTCCATCTGCCAGGATTGCACCAGTAATGAAGCTGATCCACTCAGGAGACAGCTTCAGTTTGCGGAGTATGCTCCCTTCGAAAGGGTACATGTTTCCTACAAAGATAAAAATGCACCGATGCGGGTGACAAGCTTTCATCAGGGTACCTAGCATCCAGATCAGCAGCTCTTTTGCGAGTTCTGGACTGCTTGCTTGGTCTCTGTTTTGCAAGTCATCCATGATTACACAGTCAGGACGGACGAATTTCAAGTTAAGTCCTCGCAGAGATGAGCCTGCTCCTAGAGCTGCAAGGACAATGCTGCGTCCACGGAAAGCAAACTTCTTGAAAGCAAGAGTATCCTGCTCAATAGTAGCATCCCAGCGCCCAAAGATGTTAACAATATTGAGATTGTTCAGCATGTCTGCAACGTCAGAGAGGAAGTTCTCTGCTAGTTTCGCAGTGTTGCAGACTACTAGGATAAATCGCCGGTCTGAGAAGAGAACTAGCCACACTACGTAGAGTTTCAAGACTAGTGTTTTTGAAAATCCACGAGGAATACCAAATGCGTACTTAGGTTTGCCATTCGGCTGCATGGCTTCTGTGCAAATCAGCTGCCAGATTGCTTGGAATAGTGGAGGGTATCCATATTCGTAGATGTCTGTAAGAATCAAAGCTGCTAGGAAGTCGAGACTTTGGCGCGCAGCTTCTGTGATACTCGCGCGATCTGACGCTACGTCTAGGATCCCAGCCTCTGCTACGAGCTGCTCCATTGCTTCCGGTGAAGTGCTCACAATACGCGAGCCACTTGTTCGCAGAATACATCACAGGAAATCTTAGCTTCGTCTTGATAATTTCCTATTCCTGGGGGCAGTTCGTCTAAAAACATGCGCTGTCCTTTAACTACTACCATCTTAGATCCAATACTCCGGGACACTTCTGCCATCTTCTGAAACCTATCAGGAAAGTGCTTTCGTACTTTATTCCAGTAGCCTGCGCCTTCAGCTTTTACACAGCCTATGCAGTTATTATGTTCGAATCCCAGTTTGTACATCACAGGTAATTCTAGGCCTGCGCGCTGAATGATAGCTAAACACCCTGCGTGAGATATCTTAGCATCTATCAATGGTACTTCTGACGTGGTGTGATTATTAGCGTCTAAAAATCGGTCGTAGCGAGCCTCTTCATCATAAGTAAAACCATACACATTTATGTCTCCAGCCTTTTCATGCCATTTTCTAGGCTGCTTTTTTAACAACATAGAGCACGGAGCGCCTCCAGGCCCATTAGTGTAATTCCGTCTACGTATTACTTCAAAAA